TGCAATCTGAGTACTTAGTGCTACACCTCTCGATGTGGTTACCTCCAGTCGGTACGCGCCTGCCGCCAAAGCAACGGACGTAAACGTTATGCTTGTATCACTTGCAACCGTAACGCTTGTCTGAGTGGTCTTAGCTTGTGTAGCCTGATTAACCCACTTAACAGAAATTACCTCGCTTGATCCTAAGTTTCCGTAGAAGTTAGTGCCTGTAATCGTTTCTGAATCTCCACCGGCTACTTGAAGTGCCAAGTCTGAAATATTAGTTACAGTCGGTAATCCTGCATACTCATCCAATAACGCTTTAGTTGTTGCGTAATCAGTTGCAAAGATAGTCTGTGGTAACATAGGCTCGAACTCATTCTCAGGGGTTGCCAGTTGAATGATATACCCGCCTCCGTTAGCGTAACTATCTCTTGCTACCCCGGGAACGATCTCAAGGCCGGAACCTAATCCGTACACCTCGAACGCCTCGGATTCCTTGCCCTTGTTCTCAACAACTGCAATAAATCTTCCCTTCGCTAATCTTTGAAGGTTGTTCTTTTGTAGTTGTGTGATCTCGTAGACAACAAAGCCCAAAGAATGTTTAAACTGGTTCGCGCCATTGCTTGGTGCGATTACCTCCTGAGTAGGCTTAACGTCCTGCTTGTAACCTTTGAATACGTGCGCAACCGTGTTGGATGCTAACGTAAGAGCGGTTAAAAGATTAGGCGTTGAACTCGACTCAGTGGCCGTTACAACATCTTGGTAATTGAATAGGTAAAGCCGTGGTTCTGTTCCTGACTTTAGAGGGTCAGTACATGACGGGCTTGATCCTATTGTTATTGTTCCACAGCTCATTTTTTTTTTTATAAATTAAGCCCCTACCCAACGTGTAACCTCGCGTAACGCTGTACCGTCAAATTCAAATTCAATTCGCGCATCTTTGCTGATTGCGGGAGCTATTGTAGCCGTAGCCACAAATCCAGTTCCAAATGTCACTGTTCTTGATGTGCCATCTGAAGAGAAATGAAAAACAACGGTATCCCATTGCTTCAATGCGGTTACGTCCGCATTTATGGTCATTGCGCCAGTAAGCTGTGCATACGCTACAATCTGCTTAAATGCCGGTTTTAATACCGGTGCGCTGGTTGCCGCATAGGCTTGAGTATAAGACTTGATGCCCTTACCCTCGTAGCTGTTGTTATCCTCAACGGCTGAAAATTGTGTTAATGATGTTATTGCTGCCATATTTTTTATTGGTTAAGAGCCGATGTAATAAACTGATTCGCTGTCGATGCTAAAGTTTGCATCCATCTTGAACAATGCCTTCAAGAAATACAACTCACCTTCAGGGCGCAACTTTGCGATTACAAGATTCTCTACATCGCGAACCTTATCGGTAGCTAAGTAAAGGTTTGAATCCTGACCTGTTGAAGCCTTGCAAACGAGGATTACGTTATTAGGGAAACCAGAATAGTGTCTGATTTCACGACCCGCAAACTGGCCCTCGTTACCTGCTGAGTACTCAAGTCCTTTGAACGACAAAGCTCTCAAGGCATCCTGATAGAAGCGGTAAGATTGTGTACTCATGTGGAAGATCATATCAGGATCTTCAAACAAAGCATCCGGTACCGCGTTGTTACAGTTGGTAAGAGCTTGGATGATTGTAGATGCGCTCAGAACACCTGCATTAGTTGCGTCAATGTTTGTGCCTGAAGCAGCCGCACGGGTGATGTATCCGTTAAAGAATCTCAACGGGCTGGTTGATGCAAGGGCTGTGTTTCCCTGCCAGATCAAACGGCCTAACTGGTTTTGTACTTGCTTCAACACCACATCAGCGAACACGCGCTGAATCATTGGATCAAGAACCTTATCAGGCAATGCGCCTTTAGGCTGGAACTCTCTCCATGCGCTTTCAAAAATGCGTGGGTTGATGTCTGGAATGTAAACCATCATATCGAGCGGCTCAAGCGTTGCCTCACTCCATGTTACCGTTGCGGTTTTGGTTGTGGGCATTGCTTCGCGGTTCCCGATAGGGTTTGCGCTTGCCGTCATCTTAGCGATACTGATTTTTTCAGATACGTTTTCGATGGCGTAAATAGAACCTTTTTCAACGGCCTGTAATCCAGTTACCGCTTCTGTGATGATGTAATCTAATACGTCACCATTGTAATTACTTGAAAATGCTGGACTTGCCATTTTTAATTTTTGTTAAGTTGTTTTTTTCTTTCTTCTGCTTTCTCTGCCATCTTTTGGGCGATGGACTTGTATTCAATTTTAGCCGATGTCATTACCGCTTTCTGTGGCTGAACACCAAGCTTAACTGATTTCTTCAGGGCCATGATTTCATTCTTAGCCTCTTCTTTCACGCTTGCAATTTCTGCGCTGTGAGTAGTAGCCTGAGCGGATAACGCTTCTGCGATCATCTGCTTTACCTTGTCGGCTGTGAGAACCTCTTCCTCTTCCTCTTTCAATGGATCACCTTCTGCTTTCTGCACAGCAATCTTTCCACCGGTTACGGTTACATTGCTGCCATCTTCCAAAGCGTAGGTGCCATCAGCTAAAGGTTCCATAGTAGGCTGACCGGCTTCATCCAATAGGAATGCGCTTGCGCCATCCACTACCGCCTCACCCTCAACCCAAAATTTACCGGCACCGTCTGCAAGGTTTACCACCATGCTTTTGGGTGCAGCTCCGGGAATCTCAGCCTTAGTAGGCTGGACGCCTTTCTTTGAAGCCTTAGAAAAAAGGGCTTCGATTTTTTCAAGAATTGTTTTTTCGTTCATGTTTTTGATTACGTTAAATACAGGTGTAGAAACTTTTCCGGTTGCGAATCCGAACTTCACGCATTGATCGGCTGTCATGCCGGTTTCAATCTTCATCAGGGAATCCAGTACCTCGTCTGTAAGACTTGTAAATGAAGCGTAGAATCCTCTTAACTCTGTTTCGGTTTGTGCTACTTCGGTGGCTGCCTTTTGCAATTCATCCGCGTCACCGCTTACGCCCTCTTGGAAAGGGTTGTGAATCCAGAACTGATACCGGTCATC